GCACTAGACGTACCAACTAACAGCCTGCCGGAGCTGTCGATATTTACAGAATCAGCAGGGGCGCTTGCAGCAATATCAACCGCACCAAGATCAACTGATCCATCAGTGCCCTTGACAACAATGTCACCAGCAGTTGCTGGAATGGTCACACTAAGATCAGATCCACAAGAGGCGGGAACGTCTATCTCAACTGATCCGTCTGTTGCTCCTGGTAACTTAATGCTCATGCTTCACCTCCTGGTTTAACGGGCCAATCTGGATTTGCTGGGTCCGTTGTATTTGCTGGTAAATCCCTTAATGCTTGACGATAATCCATCCACACTTGAGGAAGTTGAATACCAAGACCATCAATTGATGCATCAATGGCTTTCATTGAAACCCAATCACTTTCAGCTAGCAAACGGTTACGCTTTTGACGTAGTTCTTTCCAAGGTTGCTCCGCTTCAAGACGTGCAATTTCTGCTTGGATTTCTGCTTCAGTAGGTTGAGTGATGTCTGGGCTAAGCCACTCAACAACACCACCACGGACAACATATTCTGCGCCAGGGTGCAAAGAAGAGAGTGCGTCAGATATTTTGATAATCATGCCGACACCTCAAATAAATGAATAATGGAAGAATAATTACCATCATCTTGAAACTCGACTGAGTTTGCACCGTTAGGAGCCCGACATAATCCTTGTATTTTATACACAATTGTCGTCCCAGATGATGCATTCGGAGAGTCAAAAAAGTTAAACGGTGCTCTAAATGATCTAGTGGACACACCACTTTCTTCAGCGTAACCCATTGCATAATTATTTTCGTCTTCAAGAATGCTAGTGCTATCTCGTAAAAGCTTAAAGGCTGTACCTTGATCACCACTTGTTTCATTCTTGAATACACGAAACTGTACAGAAGCAAGAATTAAAATCTTGGAATTAGCTTGTGTTGTTGTAATACTAGCTTGTAGTCCAATGTCTTGAAAACTTGTCGATGTAATAACAACTTGTGTAGACGTTGATCCTTGAACAACCTGCAAGATACTTCCAGCAGGTAAGTTACCCGTCTCTACATTCAACCCTGTAATATTACCTGTACCACCATCTAATGTTAATGACATAACTTACCTCAAACAACTACCCATGTTGATGTAGCAGGAATCGTCACAGTGACTCCTGCATCAATTGTAATAGGTCCAGCACTCATTGCATTACGATTCGCTGGAATCGTATAATCTGTAGTTACATTCTGTTCATTTAAAAGGAATACATGGTTCCCTGAACCACCCGTAGCACCAGTAAAATCTGATGCTAACTTTGCTGATGTAACACTTCCATCAGCTGGTGTATTAATATCAACTGCATCTCCTTGCATTACTGCAAAGAAATCAAGCCCCGATGCAGGCGCGGTAGTGAAGGTGATTTGATCGCCAGACACGGTGTAATCCGTGCTGGGGTTCTGCATTACACCTCCAAGCGAAACAAATAGCTGGTTGGTGCTTGCCGGGTAAACAGCCGTGCCGCCCACCCTTAAGTTAAATGAGGTTAAGATCCCGTTAAAAGAGCCAGAGACATCATCGATCTCTCGGTTCTGTCCACGGGCTGGTTGTCTCCCGATGTATGACACAGTTGACTACTTCTAGATAGATCTATTCTAAAGGATTTAGTCTTTTGCGTCTAGCTTAAATTGTACTATTATTTTATGACGATGTATTTATATGATGCTTTGATTTAAGTAGAGCGGATTTGAGGTATTGGCAGGCACTGAGATTTAGCCAATACTAGCCAATACCTTGATGTGAAAGGTTAAATGCTACTTACTGAGCAAGTTACGTAAGTGTTGCTCATGATGCACCTCCTTCAAGTGCGGTTAGACGGGTTTCAAGTGCAGCGATAGCTGTGCTTTGTGTTTCAATCTGCTCCTTCTGACGCTTTACCAAGTTCACCAGCAACGGAACAAAGTTGTCATATCGCACACCCTCCTCCACATAGTCTTCAGGTTCCAAATCAACTGTAATAGGAGTGCCTTTTTCATCGTAAGTTGTTTCTGTAGTTCGCCAGTTAACAAGGCGTGGATCAATCTCTGCTACTTCTTCTGCAATAAATCCCCACCACCTAAAGTTCTCTTTGTCACCTTCGCATAGAGATCTGTAGTAGACGGGTCTGCAGTTTAGAATCGCATCAGCATATTTGTCTTCGGCTGTTTCTACGTCTGCCTTCCAACGGATTGAAGAAACGAATCTTTTCATATCCCCGTTAGATTCTACATATACAGGACCACCGCCGGTGGTTGTTCCTGTGTAAGTAGCCAGAGAGGTAAGTTTTCCTGCCTCGGAAATCCTCAACCGCTCCGTGCCGTCGACTGTAAAAATAGTGTTTGTTGATGCGCTGGTATTATCTGGATCGGATTCAATGTAGAGATCACCAGAAAAAGGTGAAATCATGTGGCGCGGGCCACTTGTAACCTTTAGGCGAATTGAAGGACTAGCGCCTTCAATGTGCAACATATTGCTGGGCGTCGTAGTGCCAATCCCTACGTTGCCGGAGCTGTCAACACGAACCCTTTCAGATCCTGCAGTATTAAACGTAAGTTGAGAAGGACCAAAGTCAGCAACGTTAGCACCATTAGCAGAAATGGACGTTGTTCCAGAAGCACTTCTGTATAAACCTGTATCTAAATCTTGATCAAAAGTAATTGATGGATTTGCTACTGAACCATCAGGAAAACTTGCACCAACATTAATATAATCAGCACCAGCTAAAACTGTACCAAAGAAAGATTCACCAGAAGATGGTGCAGAACTAAATACAATATTGCTACCACTCAATAAGAAACCATTGGTTCCTGTTGGATCTGGCTCTTGAACTACACCACCAACAGAGATGATGCAGTGTTGAGCACTAACAGGAAAAGGAGTTGGTGTTACACCAGCAACTTGTAAAGCAAAGGTAGTTGTAGTGCCATCAAAGCTACCACTAATGTCATCAATAATCTGATAATTAGGCTGAGCAGTTTGCAGCTGATTACCGATATATGCCATGGTTTAGTTCTACTTTATTCTTCTATTGTATTAGGGCCTGATGTAGAAGGAGTCGTGGGCCACACAACATCTTCAGGGTTGGAATAAGTCTGAGGAAGATCACGAAGGATCTGACGGTAAGCAGACCATTGAGCTTGATCAACAGTGGCACCAGGGATCATTGTCCAGTCGGAGTCACGGATGAGTTGATCACGCTTCTGACGGATTGCTTCCCAAGGATTAGGTTCATCTGGCGGAAGAGGAGTATTACCTTCGGCTAGCCAGGCGAGGTATTCTTTGTATTCATTTTCATTGAAATCTACAAACGATGTGTTTGAACCATCATTATTCTGTTTTACATAAACAGTAAATTCTTGGCCATAAAGATTTTGAGTGACAAGTTTATAATTCATGTTCAAAGCTCCGCAGAAAATTCGATGTAAGCGTTTGAATTATTAGCTCCTTCCAACATGTATGAACGATATTGAGTTAAACCACTTGCAACAGGAACTTGAATACTGGTCTGATCATAACCATTGGTGTTTGCAGTAACACTTAAAGCGCCACTTGTTACTGTACCACTAGCTAAATCACTCAACTGCAGTGTTCCTGCGCCAGAATCTCCTACATTAGGTAAAGTTCTCATTCGAACGGGATGCTGTACTAAGATTGCTGCAGCAACATTACTTTGCGCCATTCCTATGTCAAATCGAGTATAGGGTTGTTCGGCGTTTTTCCGATAAAAATAACGTTGACACCTCTGAAGCTCATCAGCATAACTACGATGCTGGAAAGGTGTGGCAGTGTTCCCGACTTCTAGCTGGACGCCGGTTAAATCAAAGGTAGCACCAGCTGTATTTGTCCAAGTTGTTGTCATATCTGGAACACGAGTGCCGGTAGTCCAAGCAAACCAAGTATCTTCGGCCACTCCTGAATCTGTAAAGTTTGTGCCCCAATAAGCCATTGCACGTATTCTAAGTCCTGCCTCAGCATCTAAATCAAACTGAAGATTTGCGTTGCCAGGAATTGTTTTTACAACCTTTGTCCAAGTACCGGCGGCAGGAGTAAAAGAGAACACATAATTTTGACCGGTTCCATCTATACTGGTCAATTGGCCATAAAACTTCTGGCTAACGCTAGCTCTCACCCAGAAACTTAAAGTGATATAACTAGAAGAACTTGTGTAGTCCCAACCACTATTAGCAATATCTTGTGCTTCTAAAATTGTTGTAAAACCTCTAAATGAAGCAGCATCTGTTGTAGCTGTATCATTAGTTAATCTAAAGTAATTTCTTAGACCGTTTTCTGTAAAAGGTTGATGAGTAAGATCTGTCGATTCTTGACTATGGGTTGCACCGCCTATATTCCATAAGCCATACCAACGGTCAACACTGTGAATACCACTTGTACTTGAGCTAGTACCTCTCTGCGCCACCTGCATAGCGCCATTAATTATTAAATTACGGTCGCCTAATTTATCGGCTACGCTATCACCAAGACGCTGACCATCAATATCAGTTAATGCCATTATTCAGTACCTCCTTATGGTGTCTGATCTAAGTAGCTAATTGTTATATCTAATGCTGTAGCAGTACTAGCACGTGCTCTTAAAATATCATTTGATTCCATAATAATCTTAGAGCCTGAAATAATCTCAAGAGATGAACCTGATGGTACTGGTGCGTTACGAATTAAGTAAACATCATCACCAGTTGTTTCTAAATAAACATCAACATCTGCACTGGTTCCTGTTTTATTAGAAACTAGAATACTAAGAAGAATGTTAGTTGATGTTGCACCTGCTGTTAAAACAGCTGCTGCTGCATCTGTAATGACATTTGTCGTCAGATCAGCATTAGTATCAACTCTGAAGGTATTTGCCATATCAGCCTAAAGCAACAATAAGTGCAAGGTTTTCGGTAGAATCAAGTGATCCTATAACAGTTAGATTTCCTGTAATAGAAAGATTACCGGGAATGCTTACTGTACCAGATGAATCTATTGTAAGTCTAGCAACTCCATTGGTTACTAATGCAATCTCTCTAATTGCTGGACTAATAATGCCAGTATTAGATGCATTGGCAAATTTTAATGCACAACTATTTAATGCACCAGAAGATAAAGCAGAGTTAACACCATCTTCTCTTAAAAGAGGATAACCTCCTGCTTGAATAGCGTCATGAACAACGCAAGTTTGTTTTACTGTATCAACAGTGACTTCACCTACAGCACCAGTAAATCCTTGGTGCTCTACTGTTGTACCGCGACGAAATTGTACTTGTGTTGACATAGCTCTATCCTAATGCAACTGCAATTGCTGTAGCAAAACTTTCAGTTGAAATTGTTCCATCAGTATCAGGAACAGTCATCGTTCTCGTATTGCCAGTAGTAATACCAGAGCACTCAAATGCAAGTTTTTTAGTGGCGTCGCCATCATCACTTACTCTAAACGTAGTATCAACAAATGTACCGCCAGGTATTGTCGAAGCTGAAGTTAGAAGCGTTCCACTCTCATCAGGGAAAGTATAAGTTCTTGTTGTACCTGCTGTAATTGTGCCACTATCAAATCTTGCA